CTTTGATAACTAATGAGTTTTGAAGCAAAAGACCAGGGGCAATTAAAACTAAACCTGTGCCTTCGGCGCCTATATTTATTTCAATATGACCATCAGGGGCAGTTGCCTCTCCCCATTCTAAAGTTAACTTTACTGCTGCACTAGATGAGTTGTGGGCATACAACCAAACTTCGTCAAGGGATGAAGTTCCTGAAACAGCAGTGTGTATTGTGGTTCCTGCCGTTGCTGTTTGAACAACTTTAATTGCCTTGCCGTCGGTGCTACCGCTAAGAAGTCGTTTTGTAAATGTTGCCATTTGGTTTCCTTATCCGAATATCTGATTGGCTAAAATGTTTTGGTCATCTTCAGGTACTAATGGTCCAGCAGGTCCAGTGCCACCCGTCGCGCCCGTCGCACCTGTCGCGCCTGTAACTCCAGTCGGTCCAGTTGCACCAGCAGGTCCTGTAGCACCTGTCGGTCCTTCAACTCCAGTCGGTCCAGTTGCACCTATTGGTCCTGTTGCTCCAGCAGGTCCTGTGGCACCTTCAGCGCCAGCAGCACCGCTAGGTCCTGTAGCACCAACTGCGCCTGTAGCACCAGCAGGTCCAGTTGCACCGATTGGTCCTGTGGCACCTGTATCGCCTTGGATTCCTTGAATGCCTTGTGGTCCAGTAGCGCCAGTTGCGCCAACATTTCCTTGCGCTCCTGTCGGCCCTGTTGGGCCTTCAATTCCTGTTGGCCCTGTTGCACCTACTGCGCCAGTTGCTCCAACTGCTCCTGCTGCGCCCGATGCTCCAGTTGCGCCTGTCGGTCCTGCTACACCTTCAGGTCCTGTCGCACCGATAGGGCCTGTGGAACCTGTAGCGCCACTAGCACCGACATCGCCTTGCACACCTTGCGGGCCTGTGGCTCCAATAGGTCCAGTCGGACCTGTTGCGCCTGTGGCACCGACAGCGCCTGTGGCACCAACTGGTCCAGTAGGACCTGTTGCGCCTGTTAGGCCAACATTGATTAGCAATAATGCAAGAGCTTGAAAGTTGCTGAAGTTAGTTGTGCCAGTGCCACCTGAAGAATCTATGACTACTGGAACGGTGCTATAACCGCCAAGGATAGTTGCTGCGGCAGTAACTTTGAACTTTTGAAAATTAGTGTGAACATCTCTATCTTGAATGATGATGAAATCATCTGCTTTTAATAACGCAACAAAGACATCAATATCATTGCCATCAACGTCTAAGTGGTCAATGTTTAATACAGTAGCGTTAATTTGCGTAGCATTGTTCCAACGAATATCGCCAGCGCCAGGGTCGCCTGAAGTTGATGATGTATCTGCGTTATAATCAAATAAACTTGTAGAACCGCCATTAGCACCAGCAGAGCCAGTTGCACCTGTTGCTCCAGTTGGACCTGTCGGACCTGTGACACCGATAGGACCTGTTGGGCCTGTGACACCAGTTGGGCCTTGGATATTTCCTACATCCTGCCACTCACTTTCGGCAACGCTCCAAACATATAAATCACCAGCGCCGACGATATAAGCATCGCCTTGATTGCCAGTTGGATGAGCCGCTTCAAGAGCAGCAAGAGTTGCAAACGAACCAAGGATTTGGATACCTTCACCTTGCGGACCTGTTGCACCTGTCGGCCCAGTTGCACCTGTTGGTCCTGTTGAACCAGTTGAACCTGTGGCACCGCTTGCGCCAATATTTCCTTGTGAACCTGTAGCACCTATCGGTCCTGTTGCACCTGTTGGTCCTACTGAACCTGTTGCTCCAGTATCGCCTTGAGGACCAGTTGCGCCAACATTTCCTTGAGAACCTGTAGCACCTGTAGCGCCGACAACTCCTTGAATACCTTGAATGCCTTGAATACCTTGAGCGCCAGTTGAACCTGTGGGACCTGTTACACCGACAGGACCTGTCGCGCCAGTAGCGCCTGTCGAACCTGTTGCACCAGTAGCGCCTGTAGCACCAGTTGCTCCAGTTGTTCCAACACCCGTTGGACCTGTCGCACCAGCAGGACCTGTGGCACCTGTCGGTCCAACTGGACCAGCAACGCCAACATCGCTTACAACAACGGTGTTTGTATCTTCATTGATGACAACTGTATTAGACACGGGTTACCTCGCCTGCAACTGTAATTTGACCTTGAATAAGTCTTGTAACGACCCCACCTGATGAAATTTCTAAATCATAAACATAAAAGCCTGCATCAAGAGCGGCAGTCTGCACTGCTGTTGCTGACAAAACTAATTTACCTTGTGCGCCAGTGATAACAATGCCACCATTTGATGTGTTTAATGTTAAAGCAGCAGTGTCAGAATTATAGTTCTGACGTAATTGCATTGCTGCTGTATAGCCAGTTAGATTTATGACAGTTCCAGTAGAATCTTTATAGATAACATTCAAATCCCAATTAGAACCTTGGTCTATTGTAAAATTGTAAATACCAGCAGTCATTACTTCTCCGTTGCCCACACTAGGAATCCGCCAATTGCCATTAACGCCAGCGGAAGTGAAATCATTGCAACCCCGACGGTAAAGAGCGCAACGCCAAGAACTTCAGCGGCGATTGCCCAATCTATTTTTTTCATTGTTACTCCTTACAGGTTTAGTGAAAAGAATTTTGGAACTGGCGCCTTTGCTTCAGGGGCGCTAGTGGCGCGGTCATAGCCAAAGATGCTGGCAACGGCTGCGTCAATCTTGCGTTTGCTATTTGATTTGCTAACCATTACACCGCGTGAAGATTGCTTTGTCACGCAGTTATTCATATGACGTGCCAAGCGTTCATCGCCATCGTGAGTAAATGATTGGTTCACAACGCCTTCATAAAACTTCTGTGTTGCTGGCACCATACGTTCGGCGCTATTTGGATATGAGACTACTGGCAGTCCTTCTTCATCGAGGACCATAAAGGTTCGCTGCCAACGGGCAGGGTCGAAAACAATTTCTCGCACATTGAAACGGCTATCGCGTGTAGTGTTGATAATGGTTTGTTCGACTTCTGCAACTGGAACGTGCCAAGTGTTGTCTGCATCGCTTGGCCTTTCCCATAATCCAACAACCATCAAATGTGGTTTTTCTCCACCAAGTAACCAAGCAACCAAAGCAGTTGAGTCGTTAGAGAACGCACCATCAAATGCCAAGATAACTTCTTCGCCTGGCTCTGGCTCACGTTCTTTATCAATCAATGCTTCCCAGGTTCCAGAAGGAAGCCAGGCAGTCTGAGTAGATGTCCAGATGTTCAACCTTTTGGTTTTGAATTCTGCTTCTGGCGTCCTCAACACTGCACTGGCAAAGTCATCGGCGGCACATATGTCGCCATAACCTGGGTTTGCAATTAGCCAGGCTTCTTCAGTTCTAAAATCAATTAAATCATTACCTTCATACCAAGCAAAGAAAAATGATGGGTCATTTACTTCACCACTTACAATTCGTTTTCCATAATTGTAAAGGTTATAGCAAAGTGAATCTTTACCGCTTGAATCTACTTTAACACCAGCAGTAGTAATTGCAACCAACATCGGGTCTTGTCTTGCGCCCATTGCTAGTGACATTACATCAAAGAGTTCACGATTTGGTTGTGCGTGTAATTCGTCAAAGGCTACAAAGGTTGGCGATAGACCTTCTTTGGTAAATGCTTCAGCCGATAGCGCTCGATAACTTGTGCCATTTTTTGGATTGTAAATGGCATCGCGATAGACTTGCAAGAATTGCAATTCAGGTTCTAATCGAATCATCTCTTTGACAGTTCCAAATACAATCTTGGCTTGGTCACGGTCAGCAGCGCAAGAATAAATCTCGCCACCTTGTGGTCCAAGAACTAGATGCTCTAATGCAATAGATGATAACCAGGCTGATTTACCTTGCTTGCGGGGAAGGCCAATCAAGGCAATCTTATGTTTTAACTTGCCATTATCTTTAACAGCAAATAGATTGCGAGTTAATTCCTTTTGCCAATCGCGGAATATCAATGGCTCGCCAGAATTACCTGCAACTGAATCTTTAGTTATCTTGCAAAGTGCTTCGGCGAAGTCAATGACATCATCACCGCGAGAGCCTTGATATTCGTCGGGCGACACTGCCGAGATGTATTTCGGTGGCCATCCCCCAATGGCTGTCATTACTTATCCCGTTTATTTCTTCGCGCTAACAATTCATCTAAGGCTGATGCCTTTTGAACTTCAGCAACACCAAGGCGTGAACGTGATGTCGGGTCAAAGCCTAAAGCCGCTAATGATTCACGAAAGGCTTTATTGACTGCTGTGAATGCGCGTGCATCTGCTGCTTCAAGTGTTGCCATAAATTTATTTTGAGCAGCGACGTTTGCATCAGCCAATCTGCACGCTGCTTCAACTGCTTGCATATCTGAATCAGGTGAGAGCCAAGTGATTGCGTGCGCCCAAGCGCGTTCCCATAATCTTGCGCCTTCTGCTTGAAGGTACGCAGGAGTTGGTGGGACTTCGCGTGCCATCGCAAGCGGCGTCACCGACGCCAACGCAGGCAAAGGCCGCTGGCCTGGGTTGCCAGTTGCTCTTTTAATTTCGTTTGGTTTCGGTGGTCTGCCCGCTGTCATTTTTTCCTTTTCAAATAAAAAATAAAATAAAACTGAGTTTCATAATTTCGCAGAGATGTACGAAGCCA